TCAGGTATAATCTTTCTAATAGCGTCTAGGTAATTTCTTTTAAAATATTTCTGACCTTTATCAGTATCTTCTAAAGTACTGCCTGTAGAAACAATTGATACAACCCTACTCTTGATGTCCCCAGTAGGTTGAACCCAACTCTCTCTTACAATTCTTCTTGACATTAGACTATTACCGTTTTGATTGTAAAGTTATTAAGTTGAATTATTTCATGAAAATCCACATCAACTATCGGGTCTACATTGTCTATAGTTGCGAACCTAACCTTCGATAATTTAAAGATCTCCTTACTTAAATCAGCAGCTACAAACGATTTTCCAAAGTCTGTATTATCAACATCAAAGTAATTTAAGATAACATCCATAGTTTCTTGCTCAATTGCTCCCTTAAGATCTTCAAGCTCCTTATCTACTCTAATTGTAACAATAAGGTCTAAGGTTCTAATTAGCCCGTCCACAACTACTACCTCGTCAGTAATCATTTTCTTAGCATTTAGTTGCTCTAATAATTGTTTCTTGAAAGAGATAGATGCCTTCTGCATTTTAACATCAGAAGCCCTCTCCAAAGTATAAACATCAATAACATTAGCAGAGCTATAAGCGTCTCTAGTGGCCGCAGTAGTTTTACCTAAGGTACCTTGACTAGACCTAAAGGTATTACCGAACGCAATGTAATCGTCTAAGGTTACCATGCGATCCTGCCTTCTAAATGTTAGAGGTGCATACTTCTTGGCATGTTCTGCGGTTTCAGCAGGTGCCCCGCCAGTGATAGGAGTTCTATTCTCTACAGAAAATTCCAAAGCATTAACCGTTCCTAAATTAGAAGATAAAAGAGCATTTACGCTTTCGGAAGGTAAATTTCCTCTAGAGCCACCACCTACTCTATATGCTACTGTGAAAGCAGAGTTAGGTGGTGGAGAAGCTCCAATATAGTTATCACCGAAGATTAAGGTCAAGGCGTAATCATCAGAGTAGGTTGCCTGAAAAATCCTATCAGTAGCACCAGATGCAGAGTAGACCCGATCCACTTGCGTATACTTTCCAGTAGACGGATGACCTATACCCGCATCAACATATACTTGAACACTTCCATCAATAATAGGGGAATCAGTTAAAGATATAGTCTTATTTCCCTCTAAAGTATTAAACACTCCTTTCTGAGTAACTAAAGATCCTTCAAGCAAGGCTAAGTTGGTAAACACTGAACTTGTGGCACTGTCTGTTTCGGACCCTTCAATGACAATAGAGGTAGCTAAGGAGTCTAAATTTTTTATAACATTATTCTCTATCTTGTATAATGTGTAGTTTACAGGGGCACCATCCTCTTGTGAAATTACTGAAAATACCCTAGAGTCAGGAGAGAAAGTTAATGGGAAGTTAGCTAGAACGGGAGTAGTTGTAGCTGTTATACGGGCTCCACCAACTGCTGCTATAGGTCCTCGTAAATCCACACCGATTAACTCTAGCAGCTTCTTAAGATTGTTCCTAGTCTTTACTGTTCTAAGGTAATTCTCATTAGCTAACATATCTGCCTTTAAGGAGCTAACAGACCCCATATAGGCTACAAGCTCAATAAGCATCATCCCTAAATCTGATTCTGAGAAGTTTTGAAAATCAGTAGGATAGACTGCCTTTACATATCCAATTAAATCTTGTCGTATAGTATAAAAATCACTACCAGCAAAATTAATATACTCTTGCTTCTTCCTGTCTGGGATGACCGAAAGTTTCATAAAATCCGAGTTAACTGTTCCTGAAAAAACCATTATTTCACCTGTATGTCCACTTCAAAAGTATCTAGGGACGAATCTGATAACTTTAGGGTTAGCCGTATCTTTAGTAAATGCTCGTTATTTACATCTCCCCCTACTATATTTAGAGCTACAACCTTAACTATCGGAAAGTAAGTCTCTAAGGTATTTAGTACTTCCTGCCGTAACATTACAAAAGTAGTCTCATCAAGAGGCTCAAATAAGTATTTTCTTAAACTCAACCCAAAACTAGGCAGCATTACCCTCTCACCTTTTTCCGTAAGAAGAAGCTGCCTTAAGTTATTTTTAATAAGCTCCAGTCCTTGAGATCCTGTAAAATAATTCGCTTGCCTTTGGGCTTGCAAATACTTATCAGTAGCTACCTTATTAGTCTTAAAGGAAACAGGATAAGCAAAACCCGTCTTCTTCCTATATTGAGATCTAATCCCCTTCTTAACCGAGAGGGAGATGTCGTGCCCATATTTTGTAAATTCAGTTGTGATAGCCATTATAGTCTAATATTTCCAAAGAAGCCTGTTTGGGCTTTATAGTTAGTCTGAATTTCCGTCTCTGTTAGGGGTCGGCTATAAAATTTAACACTCCCCATATATCCATGAAGCCCACTCTTCTTACCTCCGAACGCTCCACCCATGAAATTCATCCCAATGTTAGTACCTTCTTGATACCATTCAGTTCCTCTTGAGTGCATACCATCTGTATAGCCTCCTCCTAAGATATAGGGAGTAACCTCTAAACGATGCCTATCGAATACATTAGGACCGTTCCAATACCAGAAATCCTTCTGACCCACTCTATTCGGCGGGAACCTTGGCGTGGTAGCTGGAAGCTCCTCATGGGCGACATCGTAACGGAAAGAACTTGCATCCAATTTGCTAGGAATTCTTGGAGGCTCTTTCGTCCCAAAGGTATCAAATACGCTAGAAGTTGCCATCTTATTACCATTTAGGAAAATGTTAACCTCATCCTTAGCATAGTCCACCGTTATTGTAGCGAGCATAAACGAGCTAGAAACGTCTCCAAACTTTACTCCACTAACGGAAGTATTCACATCTACTCTAGTCCCAAAGTACCCTTTAGCATTATGAGGCACACCCTCTGCACAATCATCTAAAACCCCTGTCTTGGTTAAAAAGCCAACAGTACTAGTGTTATACGATTGAGTAGGGAAGATACCGAAAGATACTCCATCGGCAATAAGGTTGTCAGCAGGATTATTAGTGGGGTCTAAGTCTCTGGTTAATCGCCTATCCCTACTAAACCCAACTAGGAGCCCTCTTACAGAAGTACCGTAGTGATCAGGAGGCACTACGAGGCCCCCTGTAGCGTTAGCTGCAATGCCCCCTCTATTCTCACACCCTAAAGCTACCCTCGTTAGAGAGGAGGTAGTACTGTCTGCTGCCCACCCTGCGCCATCCTCTGTTCCAAGGTCAGGTACATGGAGCCAAGTCTCAAAAGACACTCCAGACCTTTTGTAGAAAAGGCTATCAACTTCATCAAAGCCGTTCTTAAGTGTTGCATACCCATAAGGGTGATAAGCACTATGAAGGTATTCCTCATTATCTGAATAATGGATAGCTTTAGGGTTCCCGTCAGTTCCTGAGAAAAGATTACAAACTCCTCTGAAGTAAGGAATACCTATGCCTGAGGGGAACAAGGAATCAATAGAAGATGCTACAAGTTGGGCAGGCTTCTCACTTACAGACGATACCGAACAGTTTATTGATAAGTACTTCTTCGATGAGGGGATCACAATATCAGCATCTAGGAAATTATAAACACTAACTAAGCCCTCTTTAATAATGGCATCCTGTAACCCTAAGGTAGTTCCTGAAGTACTGTTTACATCAGGATCAGAAGTAATGATTTGACCAATCCCTACAGAGGGGACCATCATATCAAGGAAGGAGAATTTTTCCTTAGAGATCTCTACATTAGTAAAGTTTGGACAAAGAGGCATAACAATTCCAGAAACCTCTCCGGGACTAAACATTATATCTTCCTGAGTACCTTTTGCAATGCCAATCTTACTACCATCTAATGAGGTTAAATCGTTAATAGGTATATGACCGGGAGCAGGAACTAAGCCATCAGGGGTTAGGGCGACTACTACCTCAATCTGCTTCTTGCGGCGATTAACCTTACTATCATGTGCAGCAATTTTGGAATAGATAGTCTCTCTAGCATTTGTTACTTCTGCGGAATCTTCAGTATATGCACCACCTAACATCTGACCAACATATGAAGATAAATCGTAGATCTCCCTATTCCTCTGATCCAGAAGCACTTGTAGGAAGTGGTCCTCCTCATAATACTCCTGTAAGTTTATAGAATTGTTAACCTTACTTATATCAAAAATAGTATTAGCATACTCATTAAAGGTATTTAAATCTATATATGTGCCCTTACCTCCTAAGTTTGGATTATACTCTAACATCCACTTAACAGCAGCGTCAGGAATTTCATTAGGACTATAGGGGTCACCTCTCTCATCAAAGTATACCGCACTAACTATAGACTCTGGACAGTCATCAGGGATATTTAACCCTCCTGCGTGAAGATCATAGTACACTCCATTCTGGGAATATAGGAAAAGGCCCTTCCTAGCAATAGGAGGCTTTTGGCCTTCTGCATAGATAATCTCTGGTCTTCCATCGAAAGGATCATCTACTTCCAAACTATCAGAAAGGTTGTAGGTAGTTCTTCCATCAAGAACATCCTCT